CCGCGCCCACGCCGAGCCCAAGAACCAGAAGTTCCAGGAGGAGGCGGCCTACGAGCTGGACGTCTGCCGCGCCGCCGCCGACGCCTCGGGCAAGGCCCCCAAGGGCCTGATGATCCCGGTCGACATCCTGCGTGCGCTCTCGACCGACACCACCGGCTCCGCCGGCACCAACCCGGCGACCTCCGGTCTGACCATCGAGAAGACCCTGCGGACGGACCAGTTCATCGACGTGCTGCGGTCGCAGTCCATCGCCATGCAGATCGGCACCACGCTGACCGGCCTGGTGGGCAACATCGACATCCCCAAGCAGCTCGGCATCCTGACCGCCGGCTGGATCGGCGAGGACGGCGACGCCGGCAGCACCGAGACCAACTTCGGTCTGATCCCGATGACGCCCAAGACCATCGCGGGCTACACCGAGGTCACCCGCCGGCTGCTCATGCAGTCGAGCCTCGACATCGAGGGCTGGATCCGGCGCGAGCTGGCCTACGCCCTGGGCCGCGGCATGGACATCGCCACCCTGTACGGCACCGGCACCAGCAACCAGCCCCGCGGCGTGGCCAACCAGGTCGGCATCGGCAGCGTGACCTTCGCCGGCGTCTACCCGACCTACGCCGAGCTGGTGGCGATGGAGACCGCCCTGGCGGCCGCCGACGCCCTCGACGGCAACATCCGCTACCTGCTGAACCCGGTGACCCGCGGCTACGCCAAGACCACCGTCAAGTTCAGCGGCACCAATGACCGGATTTGGGAGCCGGGCGACCAGCTCAACAGCATCCCGACCACCGTGTCCAACCGGATCGCCAAGACCGTTGTCTCGCAGGCGGTCACCACCACCGACGTGTTCCTCGGCAACTGGTCCGAGGTCATCATGGGCATGTGGGGCGGCCTGGACCTCCTGGTCGATCCGTACACCCACAGCGCCAAGGGCAAGATCCGGGTGGTCTGCCACCAGGATTGCGACATCGCGGTCAAGCACCCCGAGTCGTTCGTGTGGGGCAAGAAGTAATCTGACGCCCTGACGGGCTCGCCGGCGGCCCGGGGTTCACAGCCCCGGGCCGCTGTGTATGACGACCACACCACCCCATCCCACAGAGGATCCCATGGCCGACTACCTCCGCATCAAGTTCACCCGCGAGTGCTTCTCCAGCGGCGAGCGCTACAACGCCGGCGCCATCGCCGACCTTCCGGTTTCCGAGGCCCGGCAGCTCATCGGCATGCACGCGGCCGAGCGCTGCGAGCTGACCGACGAGGAGGCCGCCGCCGCGGTCGCCGCCGCCGAGAAGGCCGCCGCCGCCAAGGCCAACGCGCAGGCAGAGGCCGAAGCCAAGGCCAAGGCCCAGGCCGAAGCCGAGGCCGCCGCCCGCGCCGACGCCGCAGACCGCGAGGCCGCGGCCGCCGCCAGCGCCGACAAAAAGTAAGGCCCGGCCTTGGCCTTCGACGAGGACCTGAGCGCGTTCTTCGACCCGGCCGACTTCGCCGATGTGGCGGTGGTCGAGCCGGCGGACGGCGCTCCGTCGTTCGAGGTCAAGGGCATCTTCGACGCGCCGCACGTGCTCGGCCAGGCCCGGGACGTGCGGATCGTCACCGACCGGCCGACCCTCATGTGCCGTTCGGTCGACGGCGAGCGCATCAAGCGCGAGGACCGGCTGACGGTGAAGGGCCAGACCTACGACGTGCTCGAGGTCGAGCCCGATGGCACGGGCGTCTCCACCGTGGTCCTGTCGATCCCATGAGCGGCGGCGCCCTCGGCGTGACGCTCGACGCCGAACGGCTGGCCGACATGGCCGACCGCATCGGCGCCGTCGATTCCGACATCACCCTGGCGGTGCGAGCCGCCGCGAACCACGCGGCCCGGCTGGCGCAGCGCATGGGCAAGGCCCGGCTGAACAAGGGCCTGTCGGTCTCGGCCGAGACGCTGCGCCGCCGGCTCAAGGCCACGACCGCCAGGGGCTACCGCGCCAGCGGCCAAGTGCGGTTCAGCTCGGCCCAGGCCGACGCCAACCTGCGGGCGCGGGCCCGGGTGTGGTTCGGCCTCAACCCGGTGGACCCGTTCAACCTGAGCACCCCGCCGGTGTGGGCGTCGAACCGGAGCACCCGGAGCAGCGGCGTGACCGCCGGGCGCTACCGCTGGGACGGCGCGTTCATCGGCCGGCGGAAGAAGGGCAACACCGGCGAGGCCGGTAGCCCGGCGGTGTTCATGCGCAAGGGGCCCAAGCGCCTGCCGATCATCCGCCAGTTCGCCGACATCAACGCCGAATCCCTGGCGATCATCACCAGCGAAATCTTCCCGCTGATCGCGGACGAGTTTTACCGGCGCTTCGACCTGGAGCTGGTGAAGGCCATGGAGAAGCGCGTCGCGGCCGAGGAATACCTGGCCAATAGGGGCAAGCGGTGACCATCGACAACACGCCCAACGGGATCGACCTGGACGCGATGCACGACGCCATCGTGGCGAAGATCCGCGAGCGGTTCCCGGCCTTCAACGAGGTGGGCGACTACTCGCGGATCAGCAAGTCCGCGAACCCGCCGAGCTGCTACGTGCAGCTCACCGACGCCACGCCCGCGGCCGACCCGGGGACTGACCAGCTCCGCCTGACGCTCCGGTGGGAGGCGCTGCTGGTGTTCAGCTTCCGCGCCGAGAAGGCCAAGCGGTCGGTGCGCGTCGCCGCGGTCGAGCTGGCGTTGTTCATCAAGGACCAACGGTGGGGCCTGGAGTGCGGACCGGCGACCATCGAACAGATCCAGCAAGACGGGTTCAGCCCGGAGCTGGACCAATACGAGTGCTGGCGCGTGGACTGGACTCAGGAGGTCAACGTCGGGCCCAACGTGTGGGTCGGCGAGGCCGTGCCGGATCCGATGGACGTCACCATCCGCGAGGACGTTGTGCCCGATGGCTACGCTGGACTATAGGGTTGCCGAACTCGAGCGCCGGCTGGCCAACGTCGCCCGCATGGGCGTCGTGCAGGAGGTCGACCTTGCGGCGGCGCGGGTCCGGGTGGCCATCGGGACGATGCTGACCGGCTGGATCCCGTGGCTGACCCAGGGCGCCGGCGGAGGCTCCATTTCCTGGCGGCCGCCCTCGACGGGCGAGCAGGTGATGATCCTCAGCCCCTCGGGCGACATGGCCCAGGGCGTGGCGATTCCTGCGGTCTACCGGGCGACCTATGCCCCGCCGTCGAACCTGGGCACCAAGCACATCGAGGTGTTCGCGGACGGGACGGAAATCGAGTACGACCTGGCGGCGCACAAGCTCAAGGCCACGGTCGCCGGCGAGGTCGAGCTGCAGGCCACGGGCCCGGTGAAGCTCACGGCCCCGACTGTGGAGATCACCGGGAACCTCCAGGTGACGGGCGCCATCGCCGCCAGCCTTGACGTGGTGGCCGGGAGCGCGGCCGTGCCGGTGTCGCTCCTGACCCACCGCCACGACGGCGTGGAATCCGGCCCGGCCAAGACCACGCCGCCGGTGCCCTGAAATCTCCGCCACTGGACCGCCGGCCGGGGCCCGGCAGGATCACCGCATGCGGGGCATCAACGCCAACACCGGCAAGGCCCTCTCCGGGGTGGAGCACCTGCGCCAGTCGGTGCGGGACATCCTGTTCACGCCCATCGGAAGCCGCGTCATGCGGCGCACCTACGGCTCGCGGTTGCTGTCGTTGGTCGACGCGCCGATGAACCGCAAGACCCTGCTCGATGTCTACGCCTCCACGGTCGAGGCGCTGAACACCTGGGAACCGCGGTTGAAAGTCGACACCGTGCGGGCAACCAAGGTCGAGCCCGGCGTGATCGAATTGACGATCACTGGCAAATACCTGGGCGACGCCGTTGAGATCGTGGTTGGCCAGCCGCCGGTCATCACCTCGGCGCTCACCGCCGCCGGCGAGACCTACAACGCCTTCTCCTACCAGATCACGGCCAGCGGTTCCCCGACCTCGTTCTACGTCGTCGGCGGCCTGCCGGCCGGGCTGACGCTGAACGCCACGACCGGGCTGATCAGCGGCACGCCCGCGGCCGTGGCCGATTCCGTGATCACCGTTGGCGCGGTCAACCCCTACGGAACGGGGGAGGCGAGGGTGGCGCTGTCGGTGGCCCTGGGCTTCACGACCGAGACGCAGGGCTGGGCCGCCCGGGTGACCGCCGCCGGCGGAACCTACACCACGGACGACCTGATCGCGCTCGACGCGCTGGTCCGGGCCTACAAGACAGCGGGCTTCACCGACGCCAACAGCCGGATCAACGCCTTCTGCGGCGGCGATCTTATCGCCGCGCGAGTGCCTGTGTTCCGGGCGGGCGGGCCAGACGTGGATGCCATGCCTGTGCTCGGACCTTCGTACTCGCGTGCGACCGGCATCACCCCGGGTGGTGGACACCTGAGGCTCGGCGTGCAGGCCAATACCATTGGCGCCGACGACAGCTTCTCCTACGGGGTCTACTCCCGCAGCGGCTCGCTGATCAATGGCGGAACTGAGATCGGCACCAACGACGCCAGCAGTAACGTGATGAATTTCAGCGTCAATGGATCCGCATCTAACTCTTACGCTGCGTCGTTTTACACCAATTGGGCGGCGGCCCCGCGCGGCGGCGTCGCTGCATCCGGCTCCGATGGGCTCGGCATGCTTCTGGCATCGGTCGTTCCCAGCGATGTGCCGCGGCTCTATCGACGCGGCACGGAAATGACCGCCGCCGGGACCGGTCGGAATCAATCGCGCCCGGCCAACGAGATCAGCGTCTTCGGCAGATACCAGACGAACGGTTCAATCTCTGGCCTCGTGGCGCGGCCTCTTGGCGGCTACCACGTGGGGCCCGGAATCACCGCCGGTCAAGCCGCCGACCTCTCCACCGCTTGGCAGACCTACGCGACCGCTATGGGACGCGCCGTCTAACCGCACCCGGAACCACCCATGGCATCCATCGACCTCTCGCAGATTCCTTTCCCCGGCGTGGTGGAATCGCTGTCGTTTGAGACGATCCTGGCGGCGATGCTGGCCGACCTCCAGGCGCGGGATTCGGCGTTCACCGCCCTGGTGGAATCGGACCCGGCGTACAAGATCCTGGAGGTCGCGGCCTACCGCGAGTTCCTGATCCGGCAGCGCGTGAACGACGCGGCCAAGGCGTGCATGCTGGCCTATGCCACGGGCTCGGACCTCGAGAACCTGGGCGGCCTGTTCGGGGTCACGCGCCTGGTGCTCGACCCGGGCAACCCCTCGGCGATCCCGCCGGTGCCGCCGACCTACGAATCCGACGACGCGCTGCGCAGCCGTATCCAACTCTCCCTGGAGGGGCTGTCCACCGCCGGCCCGGCCGACGCCTACCGCTTCCATGCGCTGTCGGTCTCGGGGGTCAAGGACGTGTCGGTGACCAGTCCTTCGCCCGGCCAGGTGCTCGTTTCCGTGCTCTCCGCCACCGGCGACGGGACGGCATCGCCGGCGCTTGTCGCCGCGGTGGAGGCAGCCCTGTCCGCGCAGGACGTGCGCCCGCTGACGGATCAGGTCGAGGTCCAGGGCGCGACGATCACGCCGTTCACGGTGGAGGCCGAGCTGTACCTGTACGCCGGGCCGGACCAGGAGGTCGTGCGCCAGGACGCCATCGCGGCGGTCAACGCCTACGTGACGGCCAACCACAGGCCGGGCCGGGACATCGTGCTGTCCGGCCTGTATGCGGCGCTGCACCGGGCGGGCGTTCAACGGGCGATCATCAA